AGTCTTGTGGGAATGTTTCTTCTATTGTTGTCTTAGCAAGAACATTCTTTTGGATTGATAAAGAAGATAGTTCATTACCTTCTTTAAATTGGATCGACCTATTAATCTTTGACATGTTGGTCAAGATCCTGATGGTGCGATCAGATAGTTTCATAGGGTTCAAAGTCTTCACGTTGTTTTTCTGTAAAATGATATAGGAGTACGCAATAATGAATTGCTTTTAGAATGTCCCTGCTAGGGAATCCCTTCTTATCGTATCGAGACAAATACTTGATAGCATTTGAACGACAGAAAGCAGGGGCATCACCCACTGCTTCGATAAGGTCTAGAGTCTGTACGTTGGTTTTCTCTGAGGTGTAGTGACCCTGATAGGTGCTTGTGATATATTCCAAAGCTTCCTTCAGACCTTGATCCTCATTGTACTTACAACGTAGGGTACCATCATTGATACCCAATTTTTTGTCAATGCTTGCGATGGATTGTCGTAGCATTTCTTTTGCTGAATCTTTGTTCATATACTCTATCTTACACTGTTGGTTCCTTCTTGTCAACATCGAAGTCAACATTAGCATCTACCTTGTCATACAACTCTTGGAATGCTTGCTTTGTCTCGTCATCGAATCTGTTGATACAAGTAGAGATTGCCTTTGCTTTATCCTTGAAGATAGCATATGCCTGAGCGATGTGTACAAGTCTACGTGTACTGATAACCTCATCAATACCACCGTCCTTGAATGTACGACGGATGATGTCTGCCCAGTCACATAGGTTCTTGATGTAGTCCTTGTCCTCACAGTGGAAAGCAAGAATCTTTGCTTCGGTCACTGGTGTAGGATACTCCTGCTCAAGAGTGATAGGGAACCTCTCTAGGAATGCTTCGTTGAGTACGTTAGTACCTACGAATCTACCATCGTCAGAACCTTTACCCTTGGTGTTAGCAGTGGCGATCACTGTGAATCCTGCTGCGGGTCTCACGTACTTGCCGATCTTCTTGAGGAAGACACCCTTGCCTTCTAGTATAGATTGTAGACATAGTATCTTGTTAGATGCTAGGTCGACCTCATCTAGTAGGAGCACAGCACCCTTCTCAAGTGCTTCTATGATAGGACCGTTATGCCAAACAGTGTCCCCATCAGCAAGACGAAAACCACCAATAAGATCATCCTCATCTGTTTCAATAGTAATGTTAACACGAATCAACTCACGATTTAACTGAGCACATGCTTGCTCAACTGAGTAAGTCTTACCGTTACCAGATAGACCAGTGATAAACATAGGGTAGAACTGCTTAGATCTCAATACTTTCTTGACATCATTGAAGTTACCGAATGGTACATACTGGGCATCTTTAAGTGGTACCAAGTTTTGTGTTATTGATTGTTCTGTCTTAACACTAGCAGAAGTTTGCTTAGTTGGCAAGTCAGGTGTCTTTGATACGATCTTCTCAAGTCTTGCCTTTGCTTTAGCAACTTGAGGTTTGTTTGAAAGTACGAAGTTGAAACCTTTAGACTTTGCTGAGTAAGTATACCCGAAAGCATTCATACGTTTTTGTAATGACTTCTTCTTAACAGAGAAGTTATCTGCGATCTCTTGGACAGCAGTAGATGGTATGAAAGATTTATCTATACCTTGATTAGAGATGTGTGCGAAGAAATCATCCTGAGTGTAAGTTGATTGAAAAGTCATGTTACTGTGTGTTGCTTATGTACTTAATTGTACAGGGGTAGCTACTCAATGTCTATAGGTAGTGGACACTTATTTTATTGTCACATCTGACCCACCATATTCACCCATACGTCCTCTAATAAAAACATCAAATGCCACTGCGTATCTCTCATTCTCTGTCTCATTCTTTTCTACGTTATGTATTACCTGACTAGGGAAGACCACTAGCATACCATTCTCAGGTTTGAGTCTCCAGTTCTGTTGAGTGTACTTATTAAAGAAGTCTACATCAGGTGACAGTGTAGGCATGAAACAATTAGGGAACAGTTGTCCCTTCTCTATTACTAGGTCACCACTGTGTTCGCTCACATCTAGGTAGTATATACCTGAGAATATACTGTTCATGTGACAGTGGTTCTGTGCCCAGTCACCAGGCATATGCTTGATACCCCATGCTCTACACACATCAATATAGACGTACTGAGATACCTTTAACTGCTGATGAGCAAAGTATTTCACTGCGTCTGATATTTCAAATTTTAAACTACGTAGTTCTTTGTTGCTGAATATATCTCTGGAACTAGAGATGTACCCATTGTCCATAGATGTTCTATCATACTCTAATGTCTTTACATACTCCAACCACTCCTGTCTCAGAGGTATCTCACTCTGGAATACAGGGGTGGGGAATAGACTATGTACCTGTGGTCTCATGCTATAACTGAAATGAACTCATTCAATATTCTCTTAGATGTTTTCTTGTTCTTCTGTGACTTCTTGAACGCTCTAGAGATGTCTTGCTTACGTGCGTCCTCCTTGACTTCAAAACTATTGTCAGTATCGTCAAGACTATTGCTCTGTATATAGAGAGATCTTGTGTATGCTGAATCGAAGTCGATGAATGACTTGTGCTTTCTCCACTCTGCCTTGGTCTTCTCCTTCTTGTCGAAGTCCCACTCCTGAGAGTATGACACTCTGTTGAAGTCGTTACCTGAGCAGAGTCTGATAGAGATAAAGTTAGTAGTAGGAAAGTGATCCATTAGATTCTGAACAAAGATATCTGTGTGACTAGAACCGTAGTAGTCGTAACCAAACTTCTTGTAGATTCTACCTACCTTACGGTCACGTAACTGGCAGTCTGCGATGTGTCCTCCTACAAGTTTGTTGTGGTCATAGTGACCCCACTTCTTGTTCATCATAACACATGAACCCTCACCGTCAGTTAGGTTGATGACGTGACACTTCTCTACGTTGTTGTTCTTCTGGAAGATAGGAAGGATCTGCTTCATAGTGATGATCGCTTCGTTTAGAGGTGTACCTGATAAGTAAAATCTGTAAGGGATGTTGTAGTCTGCTGCTCTGTATGACATAGCGTAAGCAAGTCTGAACATATACTTCATGACTTTATCTAAGTCTTTCTTCTTGAGTTCACTGCTAGCAAACTTGATCATGTTGAAGTTATCAATGATGATCTCATGCTCCTTGACCTCTTTAACTTTCTGTGATACTCCCTTAGATGAATTACCTTCCCACTCATTAGTGAAGGCATATACCTCGAATGGAATACCTACCTTGTTACAGAACTGAATTAGATTCAGTAACTGCTTCATGGTTGAGAACAAGATGTGACTCATAGAACCAGACCAGTCTAGGTTAAAGATTAGACCGTGATTCTTACCGTCAGGTGTCACTGAGATCTTCTTGAAGATGTCGTCGTTGTACTTGTACTGGAATAGTTTAGAACAATCGAGAACACCTGTCTTAGACACGGTAGTACGTGCGTATGCTGAGGCACTCTTCTTCATCTCAAACTCCTTGACAAGGTAGTTGACTTCTTTAGTTGATTGTGTCTTATATCTATTCCACTCGTGGTCTATCTTAAGGAAGTTACAATACTCACTCTGGTTCCAGTGAGTATCAAGTTCCTGTACCCATGTAGATGTCTCTACTACAACTTTGTCTAGAAGAATATCTGGTGTAGTGATGTATATGCTAGGAGCAGACTCGGTGTCAACAAGGTTTTGGATAGATTCTGATAGGATCGAATCGGTAACTGCTTCCAAGTCATCGCCATAAGTCTTACCACCTGTAGAACCGAATCCATTAGGTTGTGCGGGTGCGGGTGTGTCATCCTCTGATGACTCCTCAGACTTTTGACCGCCTTCTTGTTCTGCCTTGGTAGGTGATTCAGATCCCTCTGCGTCTATAGATTCTGTTGGTTCCTGCTGTGAGGATTGGATCGGTTCACCACTACCTTGTTGAGGTAACTCTAGAGGAGTACCTTCTTCTTGTGCTTCGGTCTGGGAGGTTGATTTGTCCGAGACCTGTTCCTGTTGATATTTAGCGATACGTGCTGCTAAATCCTTGACCTCTTCAAATGTCTCAACAATATAACACTCTTCTCTGAATGCTATCTCTTGATCATTGTTGAATGGGATGTCATGGAACATACCTACCTTATAGGATAGGTTGATTCTGTCGATGAGTTGGAACTCTTCTAGGTCAGCAAACCTTAGTTGGAAGAAGTCTTTCTTGTTGATATCTTTGTAACCATTGTAGAATGTCTTAGGAAGTCCTGCGTATCTACGCTTCATTAGTCTCTCGATACGTACATCTTCTACAACGTTGACGTATGATAGAGGAATCTCACCTATGAAGTCCCACTCATTAGGTGTGTATAGTGCGTGACCTACCTCATGAGCGATCAGCATGTCTAGGACAGATGCTTCTGCTTTTTCCCACAATGGAAGTGTTAATATACGCTTTTCTACATCAAACATTGCTGTTTCTACTTGCTTCTGCTCAACAATAAGATCTTCTTGAGCAAGTAGTTTAGCGAGTGTGCCTTTGACTTCTAACATTGAACTCCTGTGTCTGTATATAAGTATTATGGCATAAAAAAGGGGGTAGTCTACCCCCTAGTGGACACTTTGTTAACTGTCCTATTTATTCTGTGGTGTGTGAGTAAAGAGGGAGGTTGGGTTCCTGTGTACCAACAAAACAGGGGCATTACTACAGTTGTAAATACCTGTTTGCCTGAGATCCGACTGGTATGTCGGTTCTAC